ATTTATTAAGGTTTTACAATGGAACTTAAGAACACATATGCGTTTCCAATCGACAACGATGGGATAAATGATGGAGAATATCCAGGTATTATCTCGTTTAGACCAAGAATTATTGCCCCTTTGGATATATCTTCATTCATTAGTGCGGCAAATGCTGAGATTAGTAGGCAAGAATCGGCAGTAAGAAATGCCGCAAATCAAGCGGTAAGTGGTGAAAGACTAAATCCCGGTCAGAGAGAAAATCAATTTCCGCCTATTCAATCTGGTGTTGTTACTACAGCAATCAAAAGAACTGATCGTGGTAAACCCGGCGACTGGCAAATTCAGTTAAGACTTCCAGCTGGTCAAAACTTCAATGATACTATTAGCTATCAAAACGCAGACCTTGGTGTTATTGGTGGTGGTGCAGAGAAGGCAGTTAGTACGGCTGGAAACTTAGTTGCTTTGGGTGCGGCGGCAGTAGGGAACGCAGGTCAAGGATTTATCGATGGTCTTTTAGGTGGAATAGGAAGTGAGAGTGGATCTTTAGCGGCTTTAAGAGTTGCTTCGAAAGTAAATAGTCAGGCGGCGGCTGGTATATCATCTGCGTCACGTGTTGCATTAAATCCTAATAGTCGTACACTATTTCAAAGTGTGGCGGCTCGTTCACACTCATTTACATTCAAGTTGGTGCCTAATAGTGCGGCAGAAGTAGAACGTATCAAAGAAATAATTAAGAAGTTCAGAGTAGCAATGTATCCAGATGAAATTGGTGTTGGTGAAATTGCTGTTGGTTATAAGTTCCCAGATCCTTTTGACATTACCATGACATACAAAGGTGAGACTGTGTTTACTAAGATATTAACATCGTTTCTAACAAATTGTCAGGTTACTTATAATAGTGCTGGACAGGGCTTCTATGAAGATGGTGGGTTTACTGATGCTCAGATTACTCTATCATTTACAGAGTTGCGTCCACTTAATAAACAAGACATTGTGCAAGAGGGTAGATAAATGTATTTTAAGAACTTCCAAAAGACTTTATACAACTTTGGCACAAATGAGGCAAGTGTTGTAATCCAAGACTTTACTAGACATGCAGTCTTAACACAAGAAGCACGTGATGATGTAACAATATACGAAACTTATACAATCCTACAAGATGAGAGACCAGATACTTTATCATATAAACTCTATGGTACATCAGAGTATTACTGGACATTCTTCCTAGTTAACAATAAGATCACTGAAAGTGGTTGGCCTTTGGGTAGAAATGCTTTATTTAACTTGGCTAAGAAGAACTATCCTCATAGAGCAATACGAACAACTACAGACATTGGAGAAACTAACTTCAAAAAGGGTGTTGTTGCTACTGGATCTCAGTCTGGTTCTACAGGTGTCATAAAAGAAGTTCTATTAGACACAGGAACTGTTATCATAGATACACCAGACAACTTTAATGTGGGAGAGAATGTCAACGTAGGATCTGGTGGTGATGTTCAAACATGTATTGTAACTGCCGATAGTACACAATATGATGCAGTACACCACTACGAAAATTCTGACAAAGAGTATGTAGATATAGATCCTCACAATCCAAATATAACTGGTCTTGTTGCTAAAACAAATATAGAAAGACTGATTGACTTTAATGATGACTTATCGAATATCAAAATTATCAATCCTAAGATGGTTCAAAGAGTTGCCACACAGTTTATATCAGAACTAAAAGGTAGTTAATTATGTCCGATACAACGGCAAGCCATTATACCTATAAGAAGGCAACAATCATAAATGAGAAGAGTTCTCAAGAGATTGATGTGTCAAAAGTTATTGGTGAATTAATTCTTGTTGAGAACATTAGAAGTCTTGGCGTATCTGGAAATATCCTTATAGTCGATAATGCTAATTTGTTTTCACAATCAAACTTTAGTGGTACGGAGATACTTGAGTTAGAGATATACAATCACGTACAGGATAAGACTATTAAGAAACGTTTTGTCATGTATAAAACAGATTCTATTACAGTTGTGAATGATACAACTATGACATATGTATTCTCACTAATGTCTGAGCATGTGTTTAAAAATCACCTCAAAGTTATTAGTAAATCGTTTGACGGAACGCCATTACAAATCGTAAAAAGGATATTAGACGGTGAGATGGGTGTTAGATTAAACACCACAGAACTAAACACTCAAGAACCTATTCAACAATCTATGAGTATTGTTACTCCTTACATAACACCAATATCAGCAATCACTTGGGTTATGAATAGCTTAACAACACAAGAAGGTTTTCCATACTTTCTATACGGATCTGTAAAATCAGATGATATCTTTATAACTAATCTAGGAGACATGTTGGGTGCAGAACCTCTATTCAACACACCCTTTGTTAAATCTAATGGTATAGCAAGTAATAATAATCCAGCAGTGTCAGTATTCACAATAGAAGATATTAGTTATGATAACAATAATTCTACTTTGTATAATGTTATCAATGGTTCTGTTGGAGCAAAGTATGAAGTATTAGATACCTTATATGGAAATAGATCTGAAAATCCTCAGTTTAGGCTCAGTGAAGCTCTTCCAAATACCAAGTTGATAGACACAGAGTTTTCCATTGATGATAAACGAATAGTCGATTATGAATCTAACTTCATATTTAATGTTGTTGCTCCTTCTCAAATTGGAGAAAATGGTTATGGATATGATGAAGATGTAAATAAACTAAAGTCTAATATCAAACGTAAGAGCGTTTTAAAAGCTTTGAATAATAACACGGCGACTATGCAAGTTACTGGAACATTGTTTATGGAATTAGATAAGCCTACAGTAGGTGGTAAGATCAAGATTGAAGTCACTTCCATGGTGGGTGATGAAACAGTTCTTGATGAACAAAAGTCTGGAGAGTTTATTATTTCATCTATTAGGCATTCTTTCTTTGATGAGAAGCATAGAGTAACTTTAGGAGTTTCTAAATTATGAGTTTTAAACCTATACAAACAAACTTTTACGGTGATATTCATAGATGGTTTATCGGCATAGTTGTCGATATTCAAGATCCTCTTAGAGTTGGTAGAGTTCGAGTACGCATCTTTGGTGTACATAATGAGGATGTAAATGAAGTCCCAGAACATACGTTACCATGGGCGCAAGTTCTGGTACCAACAACCGAAGAAGGTGTATCTGGTTTGGGTAGATCTGTAGGACTTAAAGTTGGTGCGCAAGTCTTTGGTATGTTTATGGATGGTGAGCAATCTCAAATTCCTATGGTAATGGGATCTATGCCTAGAATAGAACAAGGAGTAGTGGAGAATGCACAAGAGCCAGATCCAGTTGTTAGATCCGCCCCACACCCATCTGGTGGTATTCCAAGAAATACGGTAAGTACTAATACTGTTGTAGGATCTAATAATTCAGAAAAGGCATTTAACTTCTTTATTGCTAATGGGTTCACTCCTATTCAGTCTGCGGCTATCATTGGAAATCTTATTCAAGAATCTAATATGGATCCGGGTGTTACGTCTTCCTTTACTGGCGAGAGTTCGTTTGGTATTGCTCAATGGAATCCAGATGCTGGTAGGTTACAGCAACTAGAAACTTATGCTTTAGATCGTGGACTAGATATAGGAACAATAGAAACACAGTTAGCATTTTTATTATATGATTTCTCTACATTATCTCCTAGGTTTTGGGGATATAACCAATTTAAACAGATGACAAATCTTAAAACGGCTACAGAGTTCTTCTGTGACAAGTATGAAAGACCAGCGGCGGCATTCGCACACAAAGATCAAAGAGTAGAACACGCTAGACAAGTTTTGGAGACATATAATAATGGCAATTAATATTAACATTCTAAACAGTCAATTAAATGCTATTGTAAAGAATAGTAATTTGGATAAAATACTCGAAACTAAAACTCAAGTTGTGGGGGTGGCTTCCTGTCAATTGGAAACATCTTTAAATGTGGTGGGTACAATAAAGGGTGGTATTCTTCCATTGTCTGGTGGTGATAATCTACTTGAGGCTGTTAAGGCAGTAGACTCAGTCGTAGAGATTACTGGACAGGTACCTGGTCTATCTAATGAGTTAATTGGTGATCTATCTTCAGCTACAAGCAATATAAACAGTGCTATTGGAGAAACTATTGACAATGGTGAACTTGAACTTGTTATTAGTTCTGGCGCACCAGAAGCAGTGTCAAGAGCACTAACAAAGGTTACAGGCAAGACAGCAGATGATTTAACTAATGTCCTAAGTACTGTTGCTACTACAGCAGGTGCACAAGAAGTTACAAAGATAAGTGCTACAATCTCTTCTGGTATTGGAACATCTACAGGTATCAGTGCGGCAACAAAAGCATTCAATGCAAACTTTTCTAATTTACTTGGTGATGCCGCTGGTGGTGTTCTTACTAAGCTTATTAGAATAACTGATAAGACATTTGATTTTGTTGTGGATGAACTCATTCTAGGTACTACAATAGAAAAAGATACAGTTGCATCACTTGTTGAGTTGGGTAAAACTAATGAAGTAATTGCTTTGATATCAAATGAATCAGATCTTCCATATGAAGAAATTGAAGAAAAGGTAAACAAATTAAACCTCTCTCCATCAAAGAACATTGTAACCAACAGTGATAAAGCGATAGGAACAAACTCATCAGTTCCATATGAAATTGGTTCTAATAACAATACTTGGAGTGGTGTTGATACAGCTAACACTGCAACTCAATTTTCTTATGTAGATTCGCCCGAAGAGTTGATAGCAGAGTTTAGAAATACAGACAGAGAAATCACAGAGTTTGTTGCACACTGGACAGGAACATACACTAACCAAGACGTTGGTGCAGATGATGTGCATCAGTGGCATTTGGATAGAGGCTGGAGTGGGTGTGGATATCATTATGTAATACGCAGAGATGGTAGATTGCAAAGAGGAAGACCACTTGAAAGACAAGGTGCACACTCTGCCGCATATGGACATAATAAAAGATCTATTGGGATATCTATGGCTGGTGGATATAACTGCCCATCTGGTACAGCAAATCCAAGTAAGTTCATAAGTGCTGATAGCTTAACACCTAAACAGATGACCACCTTTGCTATGTTTGTTAGATCATTCTATGAGGTGTGGCCTTCTGGTCAGGCATTGGGTCATAATGATACAACTGATGTTGGTAAGGTAGATCCTGGATTTGATGTAGGGGAATATGTGAAAGCAAACTTTAATAAGACTAACCTAATAACTGATGCTAAATCGTCAGGACCTCTGACAACAGCACAAATTAATGCAGGAATACCAGTATGACAACGGAAAGAGATGATCTAAAGGATAGAGAAGAAAGATTTGGAACTGGTTATGCCAACTCTCAGGGAACAGCAACCAATGCGTTTGCAGATCCTAGTAAACAGTTTCCTAGTAAACATTATGAAAACCAACCCAATACAAATGAGTCACTTCGTTCTGGTAGATCACACACACTACCACTAGGAGCAGACGTTGATCTTCCACCTATAGCATCAACACAGTATCCATATGCTGATGTTAAAGAAACTGTCAGTGGTCATGTTATTGAATTCAATGATACGCCCGGTGGTGAACGTATTCTTATAAAACACAACACAGGATCTGGCATTGAGTTGCGTCCTGATGGCACTGTGGTTGTTTTGGCAACGACTAATAAGGTTGAAGTCACCCATGGTGATCAAACGGTGATAGTAGAAGGCAACGGTCAACTCACATATGAGGGAGATCTGACTATTAATGTTAAGGGAGACTTTAAAGTTAATTGCGACAGCTATGAAGTTAATGCTAAAAACGACAAAGTAGAGAACATTAACGGCAACTCTAGAACTAAGGTATTTGGTAACGAAGGTAAGACTGTGTCGGGCAACTCGTCTAATACAGTAGTTGGTACGACAGTAAACACACACCTTGGCAACGTCACTACAGCTATCAAAGGAACTAACAAACAAGCCACTGAAGGTTCTCATATCATTGCGGCTTCAGACAAATTAGAACTAACTGCCGAGACTAGAATAATTCAATCCTCTCCTAAGATTAATACTCAATCTGATGAGATGTTCATTTGGTCTGATACTGGTACCATTGGTGGTGTTGAGATGAGAATTCACGGACAAGGTGCACACTTCAGCGAAGGTGTCACAGCACCCACATTCCACGGAGATCTACAGGGTACGGCAGTACAGGCTATAACGGCTGATGTCACAAACTCTCAAAACTATTCAGATCCAGACACAGATCCAGGATCTGCAGGTAACACAGGATCTGCACAAGGTTATACCGCAGAAAATGTAGCACAACCAGCGGTCTTTACTGCACCTTCTGGTGTTGTCACAGATGTTCTTAATAAATCTGCTTTGGGTGTTAAGAAGGTAAAAGTGGATGTTGATGACTTCTTGAAGAATAGTCTAAGACTACGTCCTCTTGCGGTGACTGACGTTAGATCTAAACTAAGAGATCCTTCATATCTAAATGATGCAGAGTTTACTGCAACTCAAATTGGTAACGGAAATCTAAACCCAGCATTTGCTCAACAATCTCCACCCAATGGATATGGTAGAATTAGAAATGCTCAGGGTGGAACTCATCGTGGAACTGAGACTATAGGAAACACTTCTCCCGAAAGAAGTACTAAAACATTTACCATACCTAAAAGGAAACAAAGGTTTACTCTTTCTGATTCGGCATATGGCGAAATGGATGCCAGAACTATTATCGGTACAGGAACTAGAGTAACAGACAGAGTGGGCTTTGCAAGATTTGTTGGTGCAGAAGATGGTGGTGCATTTAAGAATCTAAGTCTAGCAGATAAAAAACAAATTGGCAAAAACTACATTGCACAAGTAAATTTAACTAAAATTGCTATGGGAACGAATGGTCAATTTGCTTCGCATAGACTTAAAGTTGTTGAAGGTTTCTATGCCAAAGAACTATATGGTAAAGGAACACCCCAAGGTCTCCAAGCAGAAACACTTACGCCTAACGGTCTTCTAGATCTTAGGAACAAAGGAAGGGCAGTAGTCTACGAACTATACGGACCTGATGGTAAAATGGATACTGATGCTACATTTGATCTTGCTATTGAGTTGTCAGATATGGGTATGTTTGATAAACTTGTTTTAGATTATGACAACTTTGCGGCTGATGGATCAATGAACGTGCAGATTATTGTCGAAATGCCTAATATCACTGGCGAGACTGTAACATTCAAAAGACAAGTTGAAACGAAATACAATAACATCACACAGGCTACAGATAGTCTTGTAGAATTAAAAGCAGAACCTCAGTAAAACTCTTATAAATAAAAGCATAAGTTTAAGGACAGACTATGGCACGTGTATTATCGATAGAAGACAAAGATCCAAATGTGAAAAGTGTAATCACTTCTCGCAATAAGGTGTATTCAGATATCGACTTAACTTTCGCAAAACGTCCATCTGGGGATATCTACAAGAAGAGTGATTCTGCGGCTGTTAGACAAAGTGTAAAGAACATCATTGCCACAGGAAGACTAGAGAAACCTTTTGAGGAAGATTTTGGTGCAGACATAACGTCTATGTTCTTTGAACTTGCTGATGACAATTCGTCACAAAATGTAAGGGAAAGTATTGATAATGCTCTTTACATATATGAACCACGTGCTGAAGTACTTAACATTGATGTTAATCTACAGCCAGATAGAAATTCGCTCTCTGTTACACTAACCTTTAAGGTTGTTAGTACAGAAGAAGTAATCACACTTAATACATTCGTTTCGAGGTTAAGATAATATGGCTACCACAATAAAATCAACAGATCTTGACTTCAATACGATCAAGAACAACTTAAAGATATCCTTAGCGGAAAAGTCTGAATTCTCAGATTATAACTTTGAGGGATCTGGCCTTTCTAATATTCTAGATGTTCTTGCAACCAACACACACTATAATGCACTTATTGCAAACTTTGCTTTAAATGAATCTTATTTGTCTACTGCACAACTTCGTAGTTCTTTAGT